TAATTTCCATAATCTTTACCATCAATTATTCGATCTGTAATTTTATCTAATCTTTTATCTGCTATTCTTTGATCTCTAGCAGCTTCGTATGCAGATTGTGTATCATAACCTGTTAATTTTTTTCTATTTTTATTTAACAAATAAATTGCACCAGCACCCAATGTCAAAGGTGCAATTGCACCGCCACTAATTAAAGATTTAATACCTGTATTAAATGCACTTTTTTTTAACATGTTCATAGGATTTAAAGATATGTTACCGTCTGTAAAAGGCATACCAAATGTATATTTAGGGTTTTGTTGTTGTTGATCTATCCCTAAAAGTTTTGCGGCATAATTTAAACCCATGTCAGTAAGTTTACCTTTTCCGTATTTTAAAGCTATAGAAGTTAATAAAGATTCCATTATCGTCTTCCTCCAGTTTGTATATCTAACCTAAAAGTTCCTAGTTTCCAACTAGTATCTACTGCCGTATTAGATATTGTAAGAGCTATAGCTCTACCTCTAGCTCGTGTGTCTACTTTATCTGTTGTAGAAGATACTGTAAACGGACCTAACGATGAGCTTGCAGCTGTGTCGTTTGGATAATTTCTTAAATCTAATTGTACAATAGCGTTTCCTTGTTGTGCTATAAAATCTGGTATAATTCTACTAACTCTCATAATGTTTTCTCCATCACCTCTAAGATCACCTAAGTTAGTTGCAGCTCCTCTAATAACTTTTTGTGTAATATCATAATCACCAGATGTAATATTAGCTGGAATTGCAACAGCAGCTGTTGCTGCTTCTTGTTGATTAACTCCTGTTTCGTGTTCAAAATAAACTGTGCTTCCATCTGTATTACCTCTGACATCAAAAGAAGTGTCAGCTCCTGCACTATATCTTGTTGCATGTGGTAAACCAAATACAGCAGAATCTTCCCATGTTGTTCTAGGAAATAAAGAACTTGCATTAGTAAACCATATAGGTCTTTTAGCTGTTGAATCTAAATAACTATATGTAACTGATCTAGTGTTTACATTAGATGTAGATGTTGGATAAAACCAAGTAATCTCACCAAACAAATTATTAATACCACAATAAACTAATTGATTTGATGTAGTGTTAAGATCGTCATAAACATAATCTTCAACTAAACAATCCATAGATTCTAGTTTACCTGTGTATCTAAAGAAACCATTATCAGACATCCAGTACGCAGCACCATCAACCTCTACTGCTGCATTCATACCAATCAATCCACAGTTAGTACCAACTTGTTCGAAAGCAAAAGTAAATGGAGTTCCTACAAATCTCATAGTAAATAAAGAAGTGTCACTCCAAACATAAATAGCATTTCTACCTAGTTTAGCACCCATGATCCGTGATCCGGCGGCCAGTCTTTGTGTACCAGCACTATTCTCCGCTGTAGGTGTGTAGTCATTTATATTTTCTTGAGACGAGAATCTTATAAACATATCGTCTTGTGTAGCTTTATTTCCAATAGTTGTTTCTGTACCAAAAAATACTAAGTGACGGTCAGGAGTAGATACTAACATATCACGTGACGCTGTTGGTGCACCTGATATGATAGTTGCTCTTGTTGCTGTAGCATCAGCTGCATCACCATCCCATTGAAAACACTCTCCATTATGTATCAATGCTATAAGAGTTGATCCTAAATTGTCCAAGGACCATAATCCTGGATCTGTTACTTGGTCAGTGTTAGCTGCTGGTGATCCCCATCCAGTAAAACCAGATGAATTAGTTACTGTTGCACCATTAGAATGAGTAGTAGCTGTTGATCCTCTAGCTCCTCTTCCTATACCCGTTAGTTTATTTCCAGAAATACCTGTATATGATATTTCTTCTGTTCCTATCGTAACATGGTTTGTACCTGTAGACGGAAATCCTGTTGTATTCGTCAATGTAATTTCTGTAGCAGAACCATTGTTTCCGCCTGATGTAGCACTGATTGCTCCGTTTAAAGTATTTGTAATTGAACCTAATAAATTACCACCCCATAATGCAATACCCCAACCAAAAGATCCTATCTGTTCAGCTGGACCCACATGATAATATTGATAGTATTTAACACTACCTGATGTAGTTGCACCAGAACCGGTCTCATTACTATCCATAGTAATAGTTAAAGTTGTAGGGGTTGGTACACTTGTTACCATATATTTTATGTCATCAAAATCTGCAGCACTATAATTAGAATTAGTTGCAGCTGAAAAATCACTAAATGTAATAATGTCTCCTGCCACAAACGTATGTGTTCCTGGAAAAGTAATAGTGACTGTTGGAGATCCATTGGTAGTGGTAAAACAATTAGATAAAGTTGTACCTGATGGATTAACTAGTGGGTGTATATCATAATATACTCCACCAGAATATACATATAAAATTCTGTTTGTGCCTATTGCTGCAAATTTAGTAGATGCTTTATTTACAAAATGATGTAATCCTCTTGCAACTCCTGTAAGTTTTGATTCACCTAGTTGTTGCCAACCACCTATCTTCTCAGGTGTACCATATCTAAAACGTACATTTTCTCCATCTATCCATTGAGACTCTGCACCTGTTGATGTGACTTGTTTATTGAACCCTGGTAAAAAACCTAATTTTTGTAACATATAACTCCATTTATGTATTCCTTATTGGTGGAATACCTAACATCGGCCTTCTGTCGAACCTGTTCTTTTCAGCAAAAGGACCATTTACATGGTTATAATGAAGAAACACTTGTCCGCAAGTAGTTCCTTCAAAAGGTTCTCTCCAATGCTCTAATTCACATCCACTATATACCAGCATATCGCCTACTTCAAGCAGGACTTTTGTGCCTTTTGGAGCGTCGGGTTTATGTATTTTTTTGTATTCATCTATAACAGAATTAGCACCTGTGCCATCTATAAAAATAGGCCAAGGATCACCACCTAAATGTACAGTAGTAGATATCTCACAACTAGGTCTATCTTTATGTCTTTTTAATTCATCGCCGTGTTTATATAATCTAGCGTAGGAATAAGTAGGACATAGCTCTAAGCCGGTTTCTTTTTGCATTACTGGTAATACTTTAACAAGTAAAGTTTCCATTACATTATCAGCATAATGTGAGTATGTATTTGGAATCTGTTGATCAGTCCATGTACCAAACATACCGTTGTCATAAGTTATGTTATTGTCATACATAAATTTAACTGCATCTCGTTTAAGCAAGAAATAGTTAAATATAAAGTTAGCTAACTCATAGCTTACTGCACCTTTGATTACTTGATATTTATTGAAAGCCATCTTGTATAAAATTAAAACTTACTGATATCCTTATATTGTTAGACTCATTAGGTTCAACTGAATGCCATAACCAAGAAGGAAACATAATTATTCTATTTACTTTTGCATCTAAATGAACTTCTCTCCATAAATGTTCAGGAGGTTGTCCATTAATTCTTGCAGGCATATTAGATTGTATACCAGGTCTTGGATCATATAAAACTATTTTACCACAATTAGGTTCAGCTTGTACGTAATACACACCACTAAATAAACTGTTAGGATGTATATGAGGTTTATTATATCCACCTTTGTAATTTATATTAGCCCACATATTACCTAATCTTGGTTGTCTATCTAACCATTCTTGTTTAAATATTTCATGTTGCATTTTAAATAACTCATCTACTAAAGGTTTAAATTGTGGCATTTCATGCATATTGGTTTGACTATGCCAACCATTAACATTTGTTTTTTTAACACCTCCATCTTGTTTAGACCAAGCAACAATGTCATTAGCTAGTTGTTGATTATTTAGTTTAACATCTTCAGCATGTATAAGTGTTGGAAAAAATCCTTGAGTTATCATCTAAACGGTTTACCTCCAAACCAGCAAACTAAAGATTGTCTTATTCCTTTTCTTACGGGGTTAACTCTGTGATTTAAAAATGATGCAAATATAATTGCATGACCTTGTTTAAGTTCTGCAAATTTACCTGGTGCCATCAACTCTAAATCTCCACCTTCAAATTCTGATGGATCATTTAATAATAATGTCATTGATATTTTTCGCACCGGTGGTTCGTGTTCCATGTTCACATCACAATCCATATGCCAATCATAGAATCCACCTTCTGGATATTCTGTAAACTGTGCATTTTCTGATACCTGTATGTCACCAAAACCAAAATGATTTTCATTGG